GGCGATATTATTGCGGATGGCGCTTCTACTGATGTTGGTGAACTAGCATTGGGTCAAAATATGTTAGTAGGTTTTATGCCTTGGAATGGGTATAACTTTGAAGATTCTATTTTGATCTCGGAAAAGGTTGTTGCAGATGATCGTTACACTTCAGTACATATTGAAGAATTATCTGTGGTTGCTAGGGATACCAAATTAGGTCCAGAGGAAATTACACAAGATATTTCAAATTTATCTGAAAGAATGTTAGGTCGCTTAGACGAAGCTGGCATTATTTACATTGGCGCAGAGGTTGAGGCCGGGGATGTTTTAGTTGGAAAGGTAACACCAAAAGGTGAGACACAGTTAACCCCCGAAGAAAAATTACTACGTGCAATTTTTGGTGAAAAAGCTGCGGATGTGAAAGATAGTTCATTAAACAGTAATAATGGACAATATAATCAAAACAGTGGTTTTAGTCCTCACGCGGATGTACATCAAATTTATAAATCAGTAAACCCCATAATTCATTTCGGTGATTGTACATTTGATCAAAGACCAGGAGTGTGGTCCGACGACAGTACAAACCCAGACCATTACTTAGGTGCAAGTCCTGATAAGATTCATCAGTACGGTGGTAGTCCAGCGGACCCAACCGCGACTGATCTAGGTGAGATGAGGTTTACTAACTGCATTCTTAATGGAGGAGGTAACTACATGTTCTCAGCTAAGGCTACCTCAGGTCCTACCTTTAACTGTTTGCCTGGGAACTGGTCATTCAAAGACTGTAAGTTCGGAACTTCTTGTAGGTCAGGCATCTTTGCCATGGCCGATGGACATACTCTGACTGATCTTGGAGGAAATGTTTGGCTAGAAACTGGAACTCCAGGGATAAAACTACCTCAAGAGGCTCTTGATGCTGGAACCACAACAAATGCTGGACGCGATAACCTTCCTATTTCTTATGTAATTAGAGGTTTAGATAATGTCGGGTTCAGCCAAGATGGTCTCAACGAAGGTGGTAGATCTTCCTGGGGTCAGCGTGGAATCGGAATGGGCTGATACTATAATAGGTCATGGCTATCTACGAGTTCATCTGTCATGACTGTCAAGTAATTTGGGAACGGGAAGCGCCTATGAGTAAAGCGCCTTCCCGTTCTCGTTGTCCTGAGTGTAAGAAACTATCCAATAGACATTGGGGCGAAGTCCCTGTAATGTTTAACGGCACCGACTACCATACTAATAAGAACAAGGCTCTTAACCTTCGTTACCGAGACAAGCAAAAAGGAAAAGAGGTTATGGAGACTTTAGTGGATGAAACAAAAAGGAGCATTGAAGACGCAAATAAAAAGTCTCCTTACAAATCATACACATTTAGTGAAAGGTACAAGCAAGAGATGTTTAGTAAGGGTTTAGCTGGCAAGAGAACTAAGGAAGAGTTAGAAGCTGGCAAAAAACATGTTGAACAAATCAAGTCCTCGGTCTACAATAACTCGGCTGCTTACCGCAACCTCGGAAAACGATAAACAACGATATGGCATACAACTTTTCAGACAACATTCAGCGAGGCATTCTCAACCTCGCCAAGAGTAATCTTGATTTCTTCAACGAGATCGCTCCGCTCGTCAAGTCGGAGTATTTTGAGTACCCAATTCACACCACGCTATACGAAGGTATCGTGGAGTTCTTTGGGAAATACCACAAGCTCCCAAATGACGATTTTCTTCTTGAGTTCTGTAAGGATCGCAAGAGGCAGTCGGAGTCTGTCGCTGAGTATGAGGACGAAATCTGTTTCGTCAACAACCTTGATGCCTCCACAGTTCAGAACACTGAGTTCATTGTAGACTGTGTGGAGAAGTTTGCTCGCAGAGAATCAATGAAGCAAGCCATCACCAAGTCTGTTGACCTCATGCGAGATGGACGCTTCGATGAGATCGAGACTGAGGTGAAGGAGGCTCTTCTGGTTGCACGCAGCCAGGACTTCGGCCAAGATTACTTCAAAGACACCGAAGCACGATGGGAGCGCCTTCTGACTGTCAACGATGACGATTACATCAAGACTTGCCTGCCTAGCCTTGATCGTGGTCTGAATGGTGGCGGCCTTCGTAAAAAGGAACTTGCTATGGTTGTTGCTCCTCCTGGGGTCGGCAAGTCCCTTTACCTAGCCAATCAGGCAGTGAAGTGTCTGATTGAGAATCTGAAAGTTGTTTATATATCGTTGGAGATGAGTGAAGATAGAGTGGGTCAACGCATCGACTCTATCTCCACTCTGATCCCTCAGAAGCTTCTTGGTCAGGAGCGTGAGCAAAAGATGCTACGCCAGCGACACAAGATCTTCCAAGACCGCTTCCCCAAGGCTAACCTCCGCATCAAGGAGTTCCCCACGGGCATGGCGAATGTAAACACCATTCGGGCGTATCTCAACCAACTAAAAAGCTACGAGGATTTCGTACCCGATGTGCTTGTCATCGACTACATGGAGCTACTCCGTCCAGTCCGTGAAGGCATGAGTGAGTACGAGGCTCAACAGCGTATTGCAGAGGAGCTACGAGGCATTGGTGTCGAGCAGGACATGCTGATCTGGACTGCTACCCAGACGAACCGTGCTGGTCGTGGAGCCCGTCTCATCACCGACGAACACCTAGGCGACAGCTATGGTAAGTTCCGTGTGGTGGACCTTGCAATCTCTCTCAACCAAGACGAAGAAGAGTTCGATGAGGGCATGATGCGAGCCTATGTTATGAAGGCCAGGAATGGCAAGGCTAGGTTTGTGATCCCCATGACCATCAACTATAATGTATTGGTTATGCAAGAGGTTGACCATGACGAGAACCAAGAGCCTGAAGCAGAAAATTAAGGATATAGGCTATCTCCACTTTGGTTGGGCCGCATTCAACATTACCTTCAAAAAGGACCTGTCCTACATGGGTGATGATTGTCTCGGCCTGACCGACTTCGATAAGCTGGAGATCATATTAGACGATACTGCCAAGGACAATGTGCTTCGCCCCACGCTGCTACATGAGATATTTCATGTTATCTTTTCTACGACTGGGTTGAGGGCTGATGATGAGGATGCTACGGTGGAGCTAAAAACAACTAACGAATTTGTTGTAGAATCTGCTACCCGTGGACTATTATTGTTTCAACACCTGAATCCTGAACTGTGGAGCGTGATATTCGATGAAGAGTGATGACCTACTAAAAGCATACGACGAGCTAGACATGGATCTTTACCTTAAGCTCGCGGACAGCCTGCTTAGTATCGATAAGTTTTCTGTAAACGACGAGATTCTTAAGCACTCTCGTATTTACTCCTACTACTGTGGTCTACTAGAGTTTGCTACTAGAAATGTAAAGGACTACGAGGTAGACATGGAAAAGCATGAGGTGGATTTGAAAAATGACGCCCGTGATGCTATTATCCAAGCTGGGGCAAGGGCAACGGTTGCTGCTGTCGAGGACTATGTTGGCCGTGATTCTACCCTACATATTATGAAGAAGAACCTTGAGGAGAAGCGTTACAAGCAGGGTCTCCTCAAGTCTTTAGTCCAATCTATGTCACATAGAAAGGATCTGCTTGTACAACTATCTGCAAATTCTCGCGCTGAGACGAGAATGATTACTGACTGAACTACTATATAAGGAAAACTAACATGGCTATTGACCTAAATGCGCTTCGTGCGAAGCACCAACAACTTACTAACCCCAAGACTGGCGGTGGAGATCAGGACTTCCTGAACAAATTCTACCAAGTAAAGGAGGGCGAGGCTTACCTTCGTATCCTTCCTGCTCCTGCGGATTCTGACAAGAACTTCTACGCAGAGACTAAGATCCACCGTGTCCCTCAGCCTGATGGCTCGGTGAAGAATGTACACTGCCGTAAGGTGCATGGGGAGAAGTGCCCTCTCTGTGACCTGTACTACGGCCTGTGGAAAACTGGTTCCAAGGAGGACGAGGATCTTGCTCGCCAGATCAAGCCTCGCGCTCGCTACTACCTGAACGCCTATGACCGTGAGAACGAGGAGGTCAAGATCTTCTCCATTGGCGTTATTCTCTTCCAGAAGATCGTCGAGACTATGATGGATCCCGACTACGCTGATCTTTTCGAGGAGTCTGAGAATGGTATCCTTGATACCGAGATCGGCCACGACTTCAAGCTTCACATGAAGAAGGAAGGACAATGGCCCAAGTACGATCAGTCGATGTTCCGCCCCAAGGCGACATCGCTTGGCAGCAAGAAGATGATCTCAGAGGTGATGGAGTCTCTTCACGATATTCACTCCCTTGTGAAGCTTGAAGAGTACGATGATGTGAAAGAGGCGGTTCTCAACCTGCGGCCTGAGCTTATGCCACGGGAACGCACTCTTCAAGAGGATTCTTCGGATGCAGGTTCCGATGATGATTTTACTAAGAGGTTAATGTCATGAAACTTATCAATGTAATCGCAGCCTCAGTTCTAGTGTTCGGTACTACATCGTGCGCTATGCTGAAGGAACTACTCGGTGATGGTACAGTATTTACCACCGCTGATCAACTTGCCGAAGGTCAACAAGGCGCTGTTATCCCTTGGGAGCAGCTTCCTGAGGAGATCAAGGCTAAGATTCCTGAGGGCACTCAGGTCGTTGTAGCAGACAAGGAGCAACTTAAAGAAGATGCTGCTTATATCGCCGCTACTCCAGACGAGGGTGACATCGGGGCCATGATCGACGCTGGCTTTGGTATCGCAAGTACCTTCCTTCCTGGCCTTGCTGCATGGGAGGGTGTTGTTACACTCTTCTCTCAGCGTAAGCGTAAGCACTATGTCAAGGCAGCCAAGTCCCTTGTACCACACAAGGGCGATCCTACAGTTGATGTAGGTGGGACTGTTAAGGCTGTTGCTTCCGCACTTGGCCTAGCACACTCAACTGAGGCATCCAAGATTGCTGCTGACGATGAGCATGAGTACGAGTACGAAGAAGTACCCGAAGAGTCTGTTTCGTGATAATCGCTGTGTCTGAGACAATC